GGCTGTCAGGAGCGTTGTGTCACTTCTGTTAGTCTGGGTTAGCCCTTGTACTAAAGAACCCTCTCTACCTGTCCACGCAGGACCAAGGACTACTCTAAAGGTAGAGCCAAAGTTATCTGGGTAAGGTACAGACCAAGTAGTAATATCAGTTGTTATATCATATATTCCTTTAGACTCTACCAGTCTATCAAGGTGTACCTTAAATGGAAGCTGAGTATCAGACTCTGGGAGGTTTACTAGGTTAGCATCCTGTAACGACATCTTATCTAAGTATGTTCCATCAGGTCTTACTATAACAAAGTATGCTATATGTTCTATGATCTTCATGCCTATGACCTTCTCTTCAGGCTTGAATACCCACTTAGACCAAGAGCTTAACTTCTTTGCTCCTGATTGAAATAAGAACTTGTAAGCAAATATCTCATTAAGGTTCTGATCTGATAGTACATATAGAAATTCTTCATGAGGAATGATCTCAAAACCTTTACCCTTGATGTAACTAGGGATATGACTTGTAATGTTCTCAGCTGTTTCTTCTTGTAAATCTTCTATAATACCAAATTCTCGTATAACACTGAAGCCATCATTCTCATCACTAAAGTAAATCTTCCTACCATTAATTACAGGTGATACAAGCTTATCATGTTGATACTGTGTGAGTAGAGATAGCTTGGCATTAGTTGGGGTAAGTCCTCCGGCAGCAAACTCTGACAATTTAAACTGAGCAAAGTCACTGAAGATCATCAGGTTCTCATTGAACGGTACAAAGTTATGTAGAATGCTTACTTCATTAGTGGGTGCAGCAAGATCAATCATATCTGTATCTAAGAGATCAGTAGCCGTAGTAGCGTAATAGTTAAAGAACCCTCCTAACTCAGAGAGTATAACATTCTCACCAGCTAATAGACCTAATCTGTTCTTATGGAAAGACATATCATTAATCTTTTGACCAATAAAAGAAGGATCAGGGGCTGTCTCTTCATCACCAGCTATTCTACCTATCCACTCTATCTGAGATAAGGAGAAATTAGGTCTACCAAAGTCATCAGCAAAAGCATCATCCCAAGGATCAGGAGCAGCTCTAACTAATTTAATAGGCATGGTGGCAGGATTAAGATTATTAGCTAATCCTGGTTCTACAGTTTCTACCCATTCACCAACATCATCATCAGATTGATTGACATGGTATAACCAGTAATCATCTGTGGTACTTTCTGGATCTCCTGTTACTTTAATAGTAAAGCCATCTTTGGTTCTAGCAGGAAGATCAGTGAAGTCTACTATGGTATCCTTAATAGCTATCATGTTAGCTTCAGGAGCTTCAGCATGTAATGTAAAGTCGGACCCATCATTCTTAGTAACATGAACATTACTACTACCAAACTTAGTAATAGTAAACCCTGCAGTAGCCATAGCAGCAGCTACATTTGTAACTAAAGTATCAGCATCAGCGTCAGCTGTAATAGAACCTACTGAGACTCCATCTAAGAAGACTTTAAAGGTTGTACCAGCAGTGGCTTGCTTTATAAAAACAATGCCTTCAGGAGCACGTTCATCGCCTGTGATGCCACTCTTAGTTACAGTTGTATTTTTATTTAATAAGAAGGTGAAGTCAGCTACAGTAAATAACTTAAGGTTATCCCTAGCATCATTAACTCTGATGTAATCTAGATCATCTCCTGCAATACCAGAAAGACTACGGCTGTAATCTATTGGACCATAAGATGTACTAAAAGAAGTACCCCAAGGATTAATAGGAGAGTCTATACTGAAGACTTCTAAATCTGTTCCAGAGAAATCACTAGCAAATGCAGCATCAAATTGATCTGAGGTAACAATAACTGCATATCTTTCAGAAGCATCTCTATCTATAAAGTGAACCTTAGCATCTGTATCTGTCTTATTACTAATCTTTGTTATGTGTTCTAAGGGAGGTCTTTTTTTTAAACCTTCAGCAATAGTGACCATTCCATTTTCTTGTACTTCAGCTTGGGATGACAGTCGTAAACTAGGAGGTTGCTGTGAAACACCGTTTATTAGATTACTTATTTGCTCAGTAATTAATGGCATCTACCAGAGTTTCCTATGTTTCTTTGTTATGTTATACATCTCAATATCACTGTATCCTACATTGTAACCTGCTCTATCTGTTTCATCATCCAAGAGATCTGCATAAGCTTCACTCTCTTCTATTCTATTAATTGTTTCTGCTGAAGTCTGACCTATAATTTCCTCTTGGAATATCCTAGCTGATCTTAAGGTTACGTATTGCCTGAAAGTTTGTGGAGTATCAACAAAATCGAGTAGTACAATAGTAACAGCATTCTTAGGAGCACTCCCAAAGGTGAATGTATTGTTCTCTAAATCATAAAGATAAGGAGAACCAGAACGTCCTCTTAGAGTGGTTAGCTTATTTGGAATGCTAATAGACAGAATGTTAGAGCCTATTGGAATCAAGCTCTCTGAATCCAAGGACATAACAACATCCCATTCTGTATTAAAGTGCCATCCCTTCTGCTGTATTGCTCTGTTTGTATTGCTTAACAAGTTCTTAGCCTGAGTTACTTCTACAGTAGTAGCTGTTTCTAAATTAGATACGGCAGCTTCTCCAATAGCAGCTAACAACATATTAACGGCTTGTAGCTCTGACATAGGAACTTGTGATATAAATGACATTTTAAGTTACCAAAGAAAAGGCTGTAAGTTGGGCCATACGTGCGACTACATTAACTGTACTATCTACGTTACCAACAAATATATTTATATAATCATTGGTAGCCATTGAAGTAAACCCAGAAACCGAAAGAGGTACTGAATTAGTTGTTACTCTTGGACAAAATCCACCAGTTTTAGCACCAGTTACTATAGTTCCACCTTTAGTTACAGCCATAACTAATTCTAAATCAACTCCAGATGTTACAATTTCCAGCATTACTGAAGCTGTAAAGAATACATTTGTTGTGGGAGTACCAGTGTACCTTAGCTGTCCATCTGTATTCATATCAAATTCATTAGCTGTTGGAGCTGTGCTTAAAGTAAATGTAGCTGCTGTTTCTATTGCTACCATGTTAGTTAAAGAACTAGGTGATACATTAGCTGCCCCTGCAATAGTTGTAGCACCAGCTGTGCTTACATAAATACTACCTTGTTTTGTTTGGCAAGTCTCTACGAAATCCCTAAGATCTTGAGGCGTGATTGAACCAGCAGCCTGACTGTCTTGAAACAGATTGCTTGCCATATCTGTGACAGTTCTGCTTGTATCTGCCATAATTTATTCTCCTTTATAAAAAAAATGGGGAGTCTATAGTAGCCCTCCCCAATAGTTTAACTCTCTGTTACAGTCGTACCACCACCTGAACCCTGAACAGCGAGACTAAAGCCTCCTTGTACTGAACCACCAGAAACGGCAGCAGCAGAAGCCAGTCTAACCATTGACTTAGCAGGGAGCACGTAAGGAATGTTACCAGGAAACTGAAACCATACTGGACTAGCGGAGTTACCTCCAGAAGCAGCCACAACATCGTTATCATTTTCCACCATTGTCATCCTAGCAATAGTTTGCCATGTTTCGGATGCTTTTATTCCAGACGTACCAAATTCAGCCACTTGTAATACAGCTTCAACAGTACCTCCACCAGCAGCAATAGCTTTAGCGTCAGCCCAGAAGCCATGCACGTAACCTTGGTGTCCAGCAGGAATCATAGAAGCACAGTTATTCATACGAGTAGCTCCTGCGTCAATAATTCCAAAGACAAAAGTACTTGTTACAGCAGCAATAGTAATTACACCAGCAGAAGCTAACCCTGAACCTGTAGTCATAACTTGAGCACTAAGGATATAGGTTATGTCCTGAGCAGTCATTTCTACTTCTGTAGTACCATTTAAAGTTACAGTCTGCTGTTGTTTAGCAAAGTTAGAATCAAGATATTTGATTAAAACAGTTCTAGCTCCTGTACCAGCAGAAGCATCAGCAGTATCAGAAGAGACAACATCAATATCCTCTCCAGCAATTAATGGATGAAGACCAGCTGCATCTGTTCCACAGATCTGCTCGT